TAAGTCCAGTAGGTCCTGTCATAGGTTGAACACCACAAATATCATAGGCTACCAAATTTGGCATTGCTCTACGAACTAGAGATATAAGAATAGGGTCCCAGTTAGCTGCAGTTGCAGTAACACCGCCAGGTGCTCCAGCTACAGTACCAGTACCAGCTCCAAGGGCTTCATTCATTGCGCCTCTTTCTTCTTGTATCGCTCTTTCTTGGTTTTCAAGAATAACGGATGTTACAGCTCTCTTATAGTTGTCTTCAATTTTCGGAAGATCAGCATGTTCGAGGACTGGTGCCCATTTTTCTTGTAAGTTTTCTGACATAAACATTGTTTATAGTCTCCTTATTTTAAATTTACTATTAAAACTACTTTTGAGTAGTATTAAGTTTAGCAAATTTGGTTAAAGCCGCAGTATATTGTGACATACCTTCATTTACTGGTTGAGCGACATCGCCCGCTCCAGAAAAATCAGCATCTTCACTAACTACAGCGCTATCATCTGAGATCATCTCTACTTTACCTTCTCCGAAGTATGATTCTTTAAGAGTTGAAACTTTCTCTTGGAATGTTTCGATACTTTCAAAGTCTACATCTTCTGATAAAGCTTTAAGTTTCTCAATTTGAGTATCAGCTAAGTCTTTTGAGGCTTCGCTAATAATTTTTTCTCGTTGAAGTTCTTCGATATCTTGTTGAGCTCCGATGTTGCTAGCAACTTCTTCGTTCAATTTATCTTCCATTTCGTCAAGTCTGTTAGCTAGTTCTTCAACTACATCAAACTTGTCTTCTGGTACTTCAACATAATGTTCTTCGAACAGTTGTTTTAAACCGTTAATGAAATCTTCTGTCAATTCGGATTTTAATCCTCTTTCGATAGCTAACTCATTTTCTTCAACCCAGCTTTCTGAAACATAGTTCAAGTAAGAATCAACTTTTTCGGTTAAATCATCTTTGATTTCTTCGATTTTTTGTGTTGTTTCTTCTTCTAACTTAGCTTCTGCTTCAATCATTTGTTCTTTGACTTTAGCTGCTACTGCACCTTCGAAAATAGTTTTAGCTTTCGCTTTGAAGTCTTCACTCAAGTCTTCATCAGCTACTAGAGCATTGATGTCGTCTGTCATGTCGATTTCAACTTCTTCTTTTTTGACTTCTTCGTCTTCATCTTCGTCATCATCCATTTCTTCTTCTTTAGATGATTTAGATTCTTCGCCTTTTTTCTTAGCGATTGCTTTTTTCAAAGCATCGGGAAGTTCACCTTCTTCAACTTCTTCTTTTTTAGTAAAAAGTTTAGTGATTTCAGAAACTTCTAAATCTTTTAATGCTTCTACTACTTTTCTAATAGTAGCGTTACGAGTTAGTGACTCGGCTTTGCCGTCTTCATCATCTTCCTCTCCAACCTCAGCTGACACAACTTTTGAATACATAGCTTGTAGTTTTTCGCCTGACATTTTCTTCATTTGATCTACTGCTGCTTTCATAGTTTCAGCTTTGGTCATATCTCCGCCCATTTCTTCTTGAACAGCTTCATCTTCTGATTCCACTTCTTCTTGATTGACGGCCTTATCTTTTTCTACCTTAGTTGTTCCATCTGAAGCGACTTCCATAGAATCACCAGAACCAGCTTGATTAGTTTTTGGTGCAGGTTTTACGCTATCACCAGCTGCTTTAGCTAGGTCTGATGCTTTCTTTTCGGCTTTCGCGTCTGATCCAACATCGGTAGGATTAACATCTCCCTTTGAACTAGGTAGTTTTGTGGCTTCCTCGTTCATGACATCTGTTATTGTGTTTTCTAAACTTGACATTAGAATACTCCCTATTAAATATAAATTTAAACTGTTTAACTAGTATTTATATATTATAAATTTTTCAGAAAGTCATTAAATACATTTAATTTGACTTCCTGTAATTTTCGTGTCTTCGCTCTTTGAATTGAATGTTTATATTCTTCAATTTTCTGTGCTTTGATCACACCATTATCCCAAATCCACTCAACTCCTTCCATGACACCATCTACGAAAGCGTCTGGAGCTGACGGATCAGCGACTATATCAGCAGCGGTTGCTAACTGAAAATCTGATTGAACCATTTGAACTCCGCCCTTAGCGTTTGAAGCTTTCAATGATCCCATACCTCTACTAGATACACCTAGTCTAGCACCATCATCAAGAAGGTTTTTGACTATGTTACCCATAGGAGTACTTAAAATTTTTGCTTTTCCAACGAAATTATTTCCGTCTTCATATAAATCTGTTATTAGATGAGATGTTCTCTCTAAATTAATTGTTGGTCCTTCAGGGTGTCCTAATTCTCCATAGGCTCTATTCTGTTCAATATACTCTTTAGTATATCGTTTTACTTCCTTCTGCATTACCTCTTTCGGGTATATACGACCATTTTTGTTTTTAACTTCTGTCTGAAGCATCACACCTTCGATATAAGCGTTTTTCTTACCCGTCTTAGCGTCTACTTCGACTAGATAATTTACATCATCGGACCATTGTTCTGATATTAATTTCATTTTTACCTCTTATTTCTCGTCAAAATGTTGTACTGATGACGCATCACCGTATGAGGATTTCCCTCTAGCGATTGAATCAAAGTCTCTTAATTTCTTTTTAGTTCCTGTCATGGTTACCATTGTATCACTACCTTTCTTCTGAAATGATACTTTTAAACCCATCATTCTACCACCTTGTTTGAATCTATCCATCTCTGGTTTCTGTATACCTTTAACTTTGTAGACAATAACTTCTTCATCAAGTGAATAGTCTTCCTTATTTAAAATCTTTTGAGTGTTTACTTTACCAATCAAACTAAAAATGACATCTCTAGCTTTAAGGACAGCTTCGTAATCTTTATTATACTTAGAGTCTTTAAGTTCTTTGTCACCCATCTTTACAATAGACTGATAACCTTTTAAAACACTTTGCATGTCCTTGGACAATTTCTTTAGTGCTGTGACTTCTTTATCGGTAACTTCTACTATGTCTTCAGCTTTAACTCTAAACTCTTTCCAAAGACTAATACCTTCGTCTATGTCTTCACCCATGAGTTTAACAAACTGTTCAGCTGACTTCTTAGCTGTATTCATATCTTTGAATATACCAAGTTCTTCGAATTCTTTAGCTGACTTAGGTTTAACGAATACACGAATTTTTTTAGAACCTTTTTTCTCAGCGTGATAGTGAACTTCTGTATTTTTAATCTTAGTAGAAGAAATATGATTCTTCTTCATATCTTGTTTGAAGTTAACTTCGTCTAATCGTTCTCTTAATTGTGCAAATGTTTTCATTTTACATTTTTATCCCTTTAGCTTTCATTAAAGCATTTAAATCTTTGTTAAATCCAGCCCCAAATGGTTTAGGTGAAGAAATTGTGATAAAAGAATTAGTTTTCTTACTAACATACGCATCGTGTTTTTTCATCAGTTTTTCAAGGTCTTTCATTATAGGTTTAATAACCTTTATAGGTAACCCCATTTTTTCTTCTATTAGATATCCTTGAGCTGGTGTAGTCCACGATTTCATTTGTTAATCCTCTGATTTAGGTTCGTTATTTAACCAATCTATTTGCATCTCGACTCGTTTTAAATCAATAGCATCTAGTTGTTTGTCTTGCATGATACCCTTAAAAGTCTCACCCGCTTCAACATTGTTATCATCAACAATATTGTCTACAAAATTTCTAGTTTTACTTTCCATTATATTCTCCTATTAAAATTCTTCATCATCACCTTCTTCTGAACCACCTTCACCTTCAATCTCTTTATCAATATCTTTGATCTCGGCTTCTGATTGTCTAAGAACATTTTTTCTTACCCATTGTTCAGAATAGTATTTACCCACAAATGCATCTAAGTCATTTAGTGTTGATACTCTTTCTCTTAGTATCTCGGCTTCTTTAAGTTCTACGAAATGACTATCTTTTTGAAAGTCATAACTTATGTACTCTTTTGACTTTTTCCAATCTTCTTCTGATACAACTTTTTTAAGTATCAGTTGAGTTCTTAGAATGTCGTCAAATACCTTAGAGAATTTAACTCTAAGTCTATCAACGAATCGTGAAAACTTCACTTCATCTCTTGATATTTCAGTCGCTCTACCAATAGCGAATGAATTCTCTTGTTCTAATCTTGAAACTGGTACATTGAGAGACTTGTACAATTTCTTTTGAAAATATAAAATATCTTCAATCTCACCTAGATTCTGACCACCTGGTAGTGTCGTAATCTCTGTTCCTCGACCACCTTCTCTACGAGGTAACCAAAAGTCTTCAAGCATATTCATATGCTTTCTATCGTCTTTAACTTCACCTGTATCAGCGTTATACACTAACTTGTTACGATACGCTGTTTGTACTTCTTTCAAGTACTGTTCAGCTCTCGCTTTAGGTAAGTTACCTACATCAATGTAGAAGATTCTTCTCTCTGGTGCTCTTGATATTCTGTAAATAACTAGAGCGTCTTCTAACATTCTTAGTTGGTTTACAGACTTCATAGCCTTATGTAAATACCCAACTACTACTTTCTGATTGTAATCAAGTAAACCCGAGGTTACATGAGTTACAGCATCAGAAGAAATTCTTACTGTCTGACCCGTATTATTACCAGTCTTATCAAACCCTTCGTCATTATACAAGAAATACTCTGTTTCCTTTTGTATAATTTCGACATTTGTCTTTTCGTCTTTCTTCTTCTTGATCTCTCTAATCTTTCTGATTTTTTGAGGATCAATAGGTCTTAAACCCTGAATTCCTTTATTCTCATTTTTAGAATCTACCATTTTGTGAAAGTAGAGTCTACCGTCAACATACCATTTTCTAAATATGTCGTGAGACAATTCTCGGAATCCTAGTAATTCAAGAACTACATTAAATTCGTTACGAACCTTTTCTTTGATACTGTCTGAAAAATGATTAACTCTATCCAAGTTAATCGCTACAGGAGCATCTAAATCATTTGATGATATCGATTCGTTAACTATATCATCAATCGCTGAGTCACATTCAGGAACTAGAGACATTGTTCTGTATCGAGCAACAAGGTCGGCTTCGGTTTTTACACCACCTTCCATGTCAACGAACTGACCAATGACTCCACCTGTGGCCGCGAAGCCACCCATTCCTTGGTCCTGTGATATTTCTATCGCCGAACCATCGTTTTGAGGTGGAACGAAGCTCTGTAACTTAGGAGCTTCGTCTCCCTTCTTCCTCTTTATTTCTAATCCAAATAATTCCATACTAATATTTATAACACATTAAAAGCGTTCTTTATAGAACTCTTTCAAAGTGAGAATATTTGAATGTTACTTCTGATGTTGTAATTTCTTCACCACCGGCTGCATCCATATCGATAGCCGCTAGAGTAGTTGGCCACATATTGAAAAATTCATATGTTGCTACTACAGAATCATCTCTCCCTAACTGAGAAATAGTCGCTTTGTCTACCATATAATCGTATCCAAGCTCCTCAACTGTAGAATCGTCCATAGGTACAATAGTACCCATCCACTGCTCTATAGCTGTTCTTGCCGAAAATTCTGAATCATTATAGATACCAACAGTCCAATCTTCGAATGATCTGTTACCAGCTAAGTTGAATGTCAACCCTCGGTGAATTATTTCTACAGGCTCAATAGTTTGTCCTGGTAACGCTGCAGTCTTACATAAAAACTGAATTTTGTTACCTGTTCTTGGTATGAATACCTCGAACCTATTAGCTCTGAGACCAGCTCCTACGAGGTTTGCTTTAAATTGGTTTATAGTTGCCATTTTTTACCTCCCTTATAAGTTTGTTGCTGATTCTTGAGCACCATCAGGAGCTCCGTAGACTTCTTCGAAATCTACACCACTTCTTGATGCTACAAAAGTTAAAGTTATGAAGTTGATTGATCTAGCTGGCTTCACAAAGATTGAAGCTACGAACTGAGAAGCGTCAACAACGCCTGCTGTGTTATTTGTCTCGTCACAGATAACTGAGAAATCATAAATTCCTCGTCTACCTTGAACTTGTCTTAAGAAAGGTTCAATAGCTGCTCTGAAATTAGCTCTTGTAAATGAATCGTTAAACTCAAATAGTTGGAACTTAGCTGCTGTTGAGATAGCTTTCTCTAACACTATGAACAATCTACGAACATTAATTCTTGAGAAAGCACTTGCGTCATTAGCAGCTAGTGTTTTGTCTCCGAATAATACTGTTCCTTGTCCTGAAAATGTAACAACTGGATTAACTCTAGCTCTATAGAGTAAATCTCTATCAGCTTTTGTAGGGTTAAACGCTAGTTTTGTTACACCGAAAATTTGACCACGATTGAATCCTGCTGGTGAATACCATGCATCATTCGTAAAATCAGTTCTAGCACATAGGCCAGCTACTGATCCGTTGTCTGGTACATAACAATATCTGTCATTATACCGATCATATTGATACAACCAATTTGAACTCATTACAGCGTAAGATGAACCGTTTAAGGTATCTGCTGTAGTTTTAACATTAGATGCTCCAGAAACTCCAGAGTCAACTACATCTGATTTAACAGGTGAGAAGAAGACTACACAGTCTTTTCTATCTTCTGCTATGTTCATTAATTGATTATAGTAACTTGTTAATTCGGCTCTTGTTGTCACTGCAGTACCACTTCCGTTGTCTGCTTGACCTGTGCCGGATATCATTAAACTGATATCTTGATTATCTGCACTACCAAAATGTGTATCCCATGCTGTTATTTTTTGTCCTGTAGTCGGTTGATTTCCATCTGCACCATTAGTGAAAGATAGAGAATCAGGTAAAGTACCTGTACCGAAAGTAACACCAGCAGCAGCTGAACCAGACGAACCCATAGTTGAACTATGGTCTAACCAGTAAACATATTTGCCTTTGGCTTCAATAACTGAAACATAGTAGTTACTTGCACCGAAGTCATCTTTAGCATCAGAAGCTTTTGATAAAGCCTCAAATTTTTCTAAAATTGTTCCAGGAGTACCTGAAATTTCACCATCTTCGTCAAGAACAATGACATGAAGCTCATCTGTAACACCAGGACTCGCTCTACCAGCAGCATAAGCTGATGTACCAGGAGCACCGTTGAACTGTCGAGCAAATTCCCACTCTCTTGAGATAGCAACACCACTTGAAACAGCGGCTGTCAATCCTTGAGTAGAATCATCTTCTTGTGCAATTGTAACTGTTGCGGCTCCGGTTGCACCGGAGTCAAAAGTAATTGCAGATATTTTATATCTTGTGGTATCTGATCCAATCAATGTAAGAATGTCACCTACTATGAATTTCTCACCTAGAGTTACTTCGATAGAAGTTCCTCCAACTGTTGAAGTACCATTAGTTGTTGTAACACTCGCTTGAGAGTATGGATTCGCACCACCACATACTGAAATCTTAAGTGAATTACCTAAAGCTCCAGCATATCTAGCACCATAATTTCCAACAGAGGCTGCACCTGTGTTGTAATTATCGCGATAGTGAGTTAAGTTTTTGATTAACAAAGACTGCCCACTTGTTGTTGTCGCATTTACCATAGAGGTAGTAGCGATTCTAACTACTTTTAAGTCAATCCCGTAATCTAAGAACATTGCTGCTGGATAAAAATGTTCAGCTGCAATATCTGTATTTGCGGGTTCCCCGAATGAATCTACAAGACCTTTACCAGAACTTACAGTAGTAACACTTTCGGCTGGACCCCAACCGAAATGACCACAATATGCTCCTGTCGAACTTGAGACCGCAGGAATAACATTAGTAGCATCTATTTCTTGAACCTGTACA